ATTACTTACGTTGATACGGACGGCGCAGAACAGACCCTGGCCGCAGATCAGTATCTAGTCGATGCCAAGAGCCAGCCAGCGCGTATCGAGCCTGCTTACGGCGTTTCCTGGCCTTCCACGCGGGCCCAGGCGAACGCGGTCAAGGTGCGATTCATTGCCGGGTATGGCGCGGCTTCTGCCGTTCCTGCCTGCGTCAAAAACTGGATGCTTTTGAGAATTTCGACAGCATGGGAAAATCGTCAGGCGCTAGTTGTCGGCATCAATGGAATGGTGGAACTGCCCCCCTCGTTTGTTGACGGCCTGCTTGATTCGGAGCGGGTGACGGGGCGGGTATGACGACCCGCTGGAATGTTCCAAGGCTGTTTGAAGGCCGGATGGTTGCTGTTCTTGCGCCAGGCAAGAATTTGACCCAGGAGCTTGCCGACAGCGTGGTCGATCTGCCCAGGATAGCGGTAAAACGGGCGTACAGGCTAGCGCCGGACGCCGACATGCTGATAGGGCTGGACGGGACTGCGGACGCCGAATTCTGGACAGAAACGGACGATTTCGATGGGTTGCGCGTGTGCGGGACCGAATGCGACCTGGATGTGCTTTACCTGCACCTGCCGCACGAAGTGGTGACGCTGGCGCCGGGGCACGTCATCCACATCCGCAACAACGGACTGGCCGCTATCCGGGTGGCTGCAATGGCCGGAGCATCGAAAATCCTACTGCTCGGATTCGATACCGGGCGCTATGAGGCATTCCATGGCTTTCGTGGGCTCACCGAAGGGCTGGCGCAACTAACAGCGGAATTGCAGGCGCGCGGCGTTGCGGTGGAGCGGATAGACGAATGAATCTCGGCTCTCTCAATACCCGCTGCCGGATCGAATACCCGGTAATCGCTGCCGGCGACTACGGCGAGCCGGTGACGACCTGGGCGCTTCTCGCCGTGGTCTGGGCAAGCGTGCAGGACGCGCTTCCGAGTAGGTCCGAAACGGTGCGCGAAGGGCTAACCGTGGCGCGCAATCAGACGCGTTGGCGTGCGCGATATCGCACGGATGTTGATTCGAGCATGCGGATTATCATCAACCGGCCACCCGAAACCATCTACCAAATAGTCGGTGGGCCAGCGGAATTAGGGAAGCACGAAGGGATCGAGTGTGTGCTGGAGAAATACTCGTCATGAGCGAAGTTCATGTCCGTGGCCTCGCAGAATTGCAGAAGTTCCTCGATACGCTGCCTGTCAAGCTGGAAAAGAACGTGATGCGCGGGGCGCTGCGTGCTGGAATGAGCGTGGTAACGCACACCGCGATGGCGAATATTCATTCAATATCCGAGGATTTGGCCGCGTCGCTGAATGACAAGCACGCGCTAAGGACAAAGAGCCGCGGCGGGACGGTTACCGCGATCCTTGCGGCAGGATACGGATTCGGCAAGAAAGGAAAGCCGCCTAAAAATCTGCCGATATGGGTGGAGTACGGCACTGCTGCACACACTATTACCGGCAAGGGTAAAGGCTGGCTCAGTTTCGGCGGAGTATTTGCGCGATCTGTTCAGCACCCCGGCGCGAAGCCGCACCCTTTCATGCGTCCCGCGCTTGATTCGCAGGCGCAAAACTCCGTTGTCGCCGCAGCCGAGTACATGAAAAAGCGCCTTGCAACCAAGGAAGGGTTGGACACTTCTGACGTTCAAATAGAGGTATTGCCGTGAGCGCGATCAAGGCAATCAGTTACCTGCTTTCGCACAATTCCAACCTGATCGCCGCTGTTCCTGCGGCCAAGATATTCGCGGGCCAGATACCGATAAATACGGTCTTGCCTGCTGTTGCCGTGAACGAAATCAGTACCACCGAATACCTGACCGTCGCATTAAACGAATCTAAGGTGACGGAAACGACGCGCGTGCAGGTTAGCGTGCAGACTAAAACCTACGCCACGCAGAAATCCATATTGGAACTGGTGCGCAAGGCATTGCCGAACACGCACGCTACCGTCAACGGTGTTGATGTGGACAGCATTGTTCCAGAGGGCGCAGGGCCGGACTTGCGTGATGACGACGCGAACATTTTCATGCAATCGCGGGACTTCATGGTGCGATTCAGCGTCTAGAAGTGCCGTTTTAACGTGTAGTACCGATTCCGCCGCTGGCGGATTTTTTTTACCTGAAAGGAGTCGTTCATGACTGAGCGTACAGTAATTGAAGGGATGGCAGGAACGACCCTCGCCATCAGTGCGTCGCTTCCCGCTACCTATGATGCGGCTGGATATGGCGCAACGAGCATCACCTATACCGCAATCGGGCAGGTGGAAAACTACGGCGACCACGGCATGACCGCGGCGGTGTCGGAGTTCACGCCTGTGGATACAGCGGTCGTGGCAAAGATCAAAGGTTCAAAAAACTACGGCGTTATGTCCGTGACGCTCGGATCAATCCCGAGCGATGCGGGCCATGACATCGTGGAAACCGCCGCCGAATCGACCGCGCACTACTCCTTGAAAATGACCTACCCGGATACATCGGTGCATTACATGGACGTGCTGGTGTCGAAGTTTGCGGATGTCGGCGGGGCGGTGAACGATGTGCATAAGATCGCTGTCGAGTTTGCGATCTGCCGCAAGCCGATCATCGTTCCGCAAGCCTAACCGGGCGAAAGCCCTAATCTGCACCGGCCTGGCCTGATTCGCCCTTCGTGGGGGCGGTCGGGCTGGGTACGGGCATTTCCCCACGAAAGGAATCAAATGGATATTCGTAAATTCGCAGTAGAGCCAACCGCAAGGCTGCATTTGCGTGACGCTGGCGACGAGTTGATGTATGTGGACGCAGATGAATCGAAGCCGATTGCCGTCAATTTGTTCGGGCCAGGGTCGAAACAGCACGCACGCGCACTGAATGAAAAACAAAACCATCACGTCGATCTGATCAAGAAAAAAGGCAAGACGAAGGAAAGCGCGGAGGACGCAAGGAAATCCAATGCTGAATTCCTGTCCGCGTGTACGGCGTCGTGGGAGAACATGGAGTATGACGGTCTGACGGGAGACGCCCTAAGCGTGGCGGTCTATTCGGACATCAGTATCGGCTTTATTGCCGATCAGGTCGCTTCCTATCTGGCCGATTGGGCAAATTTTACGAAGGGCTCGCCGAAGCCCTGATCCTGTACGTCCAGCAGTCTGCTTGGCTGAACACCACACCGGAGCGCGCCAAGGGCGACAAGTCGGAAGCGCCAAGGCTTTCGCGGTTGGAGAAGATCAGGGCTGATAGGAAAGATCCTGAGTTTGATCCCCACATGCCGCAGGTCGAAGCCGAATACCTGATTGCCTACCTGTACGAAATCGGCCCGACCGTGGCCGCTGGAATGGGCGCTGGACCGATCACGCAAGGAGAAGTCCGGGCGTGGCAGGACAACACCGGAATTGAGTTGACTTCGTGGGAAGCGCGCACGCTTAGGCGATTGTCATGCGTATATCTCGCGCAGTCGCACAAAGCCGAGAAAATAGACTGTCCGGCGCCGTGGCAACCGTCCGATTTCAAACCTGATTTGTCCGCCGTGGCGCGAGCCATGCAGAACCGAATATTGGAGATGGCAAAGCTATGATCGCGGGCACACTCGAGCTGCAAATGTTGGCAAACCTCGCGCGCATCAGCGAGGACATGGCCAAGGCCAAGGGCATCGTCGGCGATGCTGTCGGCGCCATGCAAAAGATTCTCGGCACAATCGGCGTCGGCTTTTCCGCGCATGCCTTACTCGAAAAGATCAACTCCGTGGCCGAGGGTATGGACAAGCTCAAGAACTCGTCCGAAAAGACCGGCGCGAGCGTTGAGAATCTATCCAAACTGCAATTCTTTGCTGGTGTGTCAGGGTCGAGCCTTGAAGGCGTTACCGCCGCGCTGGTGAAGTTGAGCAAGGGAATGTCTGGTGCGGGCAACGAAACTGCCGTGACCAGCCAGGCGCTCAAGTTCCTTGGTCTGTCCGCTAAGGACGCTGCTGGAAACCTCAAAGACCCGAGCGTCCTGTTCGGTGAACTCTCGAAAAAGCTCATCAACTACGAGGACGGTGCCGGAAAGGCCGCTATTGCCCAGGCGTTATTCGGCAAGGCGGGCGCTGAAATACTGCCCACGCTCAAGAAAATGGCAGAGCTTGGTGCGGTTGATGCGGCAGTTACGACCGATCAGGCGGTTGCCGCTGAAGCCTACGGCGTAGAAGTGGCGAAACTGAACCGACAAAAAGAGATCCTCTGGAATACGCTGGTTAGCGCATTGTTGCCCACGATGCAGACGTTTGTCGGCGTGTTGCTTGATGCTTCCAAGAATGTCGATTCCCTCGGCGGGTCAGTAAAACGGCTGGCGGCGGACAAGTCAATCGAGAATTGGGCGGACGCGGGCGCGATGGGCGTAGCGCGGCTTGTTGATGTAATGAAAACGTCTGCTAGTTTGCTCTCGGAAATCAGCGCACCATTCGAGCGGTATTTTAAGGCGAGCCAAGCTGGCATAGCAGCTATTTCAATCATGGCCGGTCCAGGCACATCGGCGCAAAAAGACCAAGCGTTGACATTATTACGCGAGGAAGCGGAGCGGGAAAACATAAAACTGCAAGCGCGCATGTCGAAAAGCGGATTCCTGTCTGCGAATGTGGATACTTCGTTTTCAGATTCGGTACAAGCCGCGATCAAACTTCGCAAGGCAAATGCCGAGGATACGGCGCGAGATTTAGAAGGGAGTTCCGGCGGCGCGAAGCTGAAAAAACTCAACTTCGAGCCCGTTGATGCTGCGAAAGCTGCAGCCGAGCAGAAACTATACGAAGGCGCTTTGCAGCGTCTTGAAATGGAACTTGGTAATGTCAACAACCAGACCGCAGAGCAGAAAATCGTATACGAACTTCTCTATGGCTCGCTTCAAAAAGTGTCTTTTGCAATCGACGCGGAAGGGAAGAGCCACGCCGGGAATCTTCTCGCAAAAGCGCGCGAACTGGATATAGACAAGGCTCGGCTTGTTGTTGCCAATTTGGGCATCGAAGCGATGAAACAGGAGTACGCAGTCGAAACAGACCTCGCGAAACAGCAGCGCGAAATAACCCAGGCCGGGGAAGCCTACATCGAGGACTTGCAATTTCAGATCGGGCTGATCGGTAAAAACACTCTGGCGCAGCAGCAGTTGAGCGAAGCGCACAAGATCGACATAAAGCTGACCGCTGACCTGTTAGCGCTGCGTGAAAAAGTGCTGACCGGCGAACAGTACGAAGCGCAAAAGGCTTTTCTCGTTTCCCAGGCCGAAGCGCAAAAGGCCATTGCCGTCGCCAGCGTTTCCTCGCGCGTGGAACTAGAACGATCCTGGGCGGTCGGGGCGAAGGGCGCTTTGAATGACTACACCGACAATGTGGCAAGCGCGGCGAATCAGTCGCGCATGCTGTTCACGAACGCATTCAAGGGAATGGAGGATGCGCTGGTCAACTTCGTCAAGACCGGCAAGATGGACTTCAAGAGCCTGGCCGATTCGATCATTACCGATCTGATTCGGATTCAGATCCAGAACAGCATCACGAAGCCGCTGGCGAAGGCGATGGAATCCGATGGCGGGTTGATTGGGGCTCTAGGGAAGTTGCTAGGGTCAGGGCCTTCGCCAGCCGATCAATTTGCTGCTGGCGTCATTCCGATGGCTGCTGGCGGCGACTTCATGGTCAATAAGCCGACACTATTCCTCGCAGGCGAGGCAGGACCGGAGCGGGCTACGTTCAGCGGCGGGAACAATACCGGCGGTAGCGGTTCGACAATTAACATCTACCCGGACTTGCGCGGCGCATCAGTGGAGGCCGTTGATGCATTGCACAGCATGGTTCGCAGTCTCAATGCGTCGGTAGAACCGCGCGCCGCCAACGTCCTGCGGCAGGCTCGCGTCAGGGGCGGCTGATGGCGATTTCGTTCCCAGTGTCCGTCCCGTCTGTCGGCGACATTGTTGATACCCGGTTTTCCATGATCGACGCCGTAGGCGTTGGCGAATCGCCCTACACATTCAGTCAGGAGGTCTACGAGCACCCCGGCAAGCGCTGGGCGATTGAGGTACAGCTTGCGCCGATGCTCCGCGCTGATGCCGAGGAATGGGTCGCTTTCCTCGCGTCCTTGCGCGGCCGGCGCGGGACGTTCCTGCTTGGCGATAGAGCCGGTGCCACGGCGCGCGGTACACCGACGGGCTCGCCACTGGTCAACGGTGCCAGTCAGACAGGCGGGACGCTGATAACTGACGGTTGGACAAATGGTACTGCCATTTTGAAATTGGGCGACTGGATACAACTCGGGACCACTTCCACGTCGCGGTTGCACAAAGTTATTCAAGCCGCAAACAGCGACGGCTCGGGAAATGCAACGCTTGAATTATGGCCTGGGCCACGGACGGCTCCTGCCGACAATGCCGTTATCACCGTTGCCAGTACGAAAAGCGTCTGGCGTCTAGCGGAAAATCTGCGCAGTTACAGCATCGGAAGCGCCTCGATTTATGGCCTCACATTTGCTGCCGTAGAGGCGCTCTGATGGCCCGCGCATTGACCGCTGGCATGATTGCCGCGATGGCTACAGGCGTGGTCAAGCCGCTGTTTTTGTACGAGGGTGAATTCTCTGGCGGCACGCTGCGCCTTTTCACCGGCTACGGCTCGCTTACATGGAACGGCCACACATGGACCGGCGACGGCGGGTTGATGCAGATCAGCTCAGTGCAGGAGGTATCCGAGCTGCAGGCGATCAATTTCACTGTGTCCTTGAATGGCGATCTGTCGTCGCTCATCCCGGTGGCGCTCGCCCAGGTGCGCCGCGGCTTGCTAGGCAGTGTCTGGCTCGGCCTACTGACTGATACGGGCGCGCTGATTGCGGACCCGTTCCTCTGTTTCAAAGGACGCGCCGATAAACCGGACATCGTGCCCGACCCTGCGCACACGGTCATTTCCGTCGCCTATGAATCGCGCCTGATCGACGCCGAGCGCGTGCGCCAGCGCCGCTACACCAGCGAGGACCAGAAGCTGCGCTATCCTGCGGATCTCGGTTTCGATTTCGTGCCGGCGCTGCAAAACAGCGTGACACCTTGGGGCGAGCGCCGCGTCGGAGTTTCGCCATCGGGCGCAGGCGGCGGATCAGGCGGTGGTCATGTCCTCGCGTAGGCTCGAAGGCTGGGAGCAGCGCCTCGACGACGTGATCGCCGGGGCGCGCGATGTACCCTACGTCCTTGGCCAGCACGACTGCCTGCGCGTGGCATTGCGCACCGTAGAGGCCCTGACCGGCGTCGATCGCTGGTCCGAGTTCGAGGGCTACGCCACCAAGCGCGAGGCCCTGGCCACTATCGCAAAATTCGGCTCTAGCTTTGAGGCGGCTATCAGCTGGTTTTTTGGCGAGGATTCGGTCGATACGCGCCTGGCGCGCCGCGGCGACATTTGCCTCGTCGAGACCGCGGACGGCGAAAAGCACCTCGGCGTGTGCCTCGGGCGCGATACCGCGCTCCTCGGGTCCGATGGGCTGGTCTATATCCCTACACTTTCGTGCCTATGCGCTTGGAGGGTCGGCTAGATGCCTACCTCAGTGATTGCCCTCGCGGCGGGCATGTGGGCAAGCAGCGCCGTGACCGTCGGCCTCGGCGGCGTCGTCGGCGTATTCTCGGCGGCATCGTTCGCCGGCGCGCTCGCTGGCGGTCTGGTGGCATCAACCATCAACGCCGCATTCTCCGACAAGCCCGGCCAGTCGCCATCGCGCGAGCAGGCGGTATCGCAAAACCAGCTCACGATGCGCCAGCCGATCGCCAACTGGCAATATATCTATGGTCGCGCCCGCTGCGGCGGCACCATCACCTACATGCACGGCGACGCCGCCGGCTATCTGCACCTGGTCATCACTTTCGCCGGGCACGTCTCGACCGAAATTGAGTCGATCTATTTTGATGACGTCCTGGTGCCGATCGACGACGATCCGACCTCGCCGACCTATCGCTTTGCGAAAGCCCCTCCGGTCACCGTGCCCGAAACCAAGAGTTTCGCCGGCCTGGCGCGTATATACAAATCGCTCGGCGACGAGGCAGGCCAGCCGTTTTTTACCGAATACTGGAACGGCTCGGCCTATGTGGCCGGCGAAGGTGTACCGAGCAATACCTACGGCCTAGTGTACGCGACCGCGGGCGAAACCTCCGGCGTCTGGACCGACGCGCACCGCCAAACCAGCTGCACAAAAATTTACGTTCGGCTCGCCGGCGTGTCCGCGTTCCCGCAAGGCCTGCCGAACATTACCGCCATCATCCGCGGCAAAAAGGTCTACGACCCGTGGACCACGACTACGAAATGGTCTGAAAACTCGAGTCTGTGCCAAGCTGATCTGATCTGCGACCAGTACGCGGGCATCGGCGCCGTCTACGCGAGCGAGATCGACGAGGCGGCGCTCATCGCCTCGGCCCATATCGACGACGAGGACGTGACGCGCGTGGCCGAGAGCGCGACATTCACCGCCGACGCGGCCACCGATACCATCACCCTCGCGGCGGGCTCTAACCGGCCGCAATTCGGCTACAGCGTGGTGCCTACCACCACCGGCACGCTGCCCGCCGGTCTATCCTCGATTGCTTACTACGCCGTGCCGAGCACCAACGGCACGCTGCGCTTGGCGACGACCTACGCCAACGCCGTCGCCGGGACGGTGGTGGACATAACCGGCGCCGGGACCGGCACGCATACCCTTACCACCACCTTCGAGCACCGCTACACCCTTAACGGCGCATTCGAGGTCAACGCAACGCCGCGCGAGACTCTGGGGCGCATGCTCACCGCCTCGGGCGGCAAGATTCGCTATATCGGTGGCCTGTGGCGCGTGCAGTCGGCGGGCGACGTCGCGCCGACCATCACCCTCACCGAGGACGATTGCCGCGCGGTGCCGCATATCTCGCCGCGCCTCTCGGCCTCCGATTCGGCCAACGGCGTGAAGGGCACCTACGTCTCCGAGGACAACCTCTGGCAGCCGTCCGACTTCCCGCCGGTCACGCGCAAGATCACCGCGCCCAACATCACCGCCAGCGCGCAATGTACCATTGTGAGCGTCGGCACCACCGACTTCACCCTGATCGGCGCTGCGTCCAATACGGTCGGGCTCACCTTCACCGCCTCTGGTGCGGGCACTGGAACGGGTGTAATCGACCAGTACCAGGGCGAGGACCAGGGCGAGCGCTCCTGGCGCGAAATGTCGCTGCCATTCACCAAGAGCGCCGCCACGGCGCAGCGCATCGCCAAGATCGAGCTGGAAAAGATGCGCCAGCAGATCAGTGTCGAGTGGCCGGGCAAGTTCAACTGCTACCGCCTACAGCCTGGGGATACGGTAAGCCTTACCTTTGCGCTGACTGGATGGACGGCCAAGGTGTTCGAGGTGGTGCAATCCGGGCTTACGTTCGAGGATTCTGGCGGCGGAATGCGCATCGGCTGCGACCTGACGCTACGCGAGACCGCGAGCGCGGTTTTTACCTGGACGGCATCGACGGACGAAACCACCATCGACCTCGCGCCCGATACGAACCTGCCTGATCCGTTCGCGGTGCCGGCCGACGTGGCCAATTTTGTGGTCACCGAGCAGGCCGACGGCACGCGCACGTTTTCCTGGGACGAGATCAACTACAGCCTCGCCAACCTTTCGCACTACGAGATCCGCGCGAGCCAGACGAATCTCGCCTGGGCATCGCAGACCATCGGCGCAGGCAACAAGCAGACGCTCAATCCGCTCAATATGCGCTCGCCCACGCTCGTTGCCGGAAATTGGTATTTTCACATCAAGGCGGTGTCGACCGCCGGGGTGTCATCGGCCAACGCGACGCCGGCGACGAATTATCCCAAGACGTTCTATCTTCCGCCCAACTTCGACCGCGCTCTCACTGCTACCACGATACCGGCAGGATGGACAACGGTTATCCCCGCCGGGCAGGAACTTGCAAAATCCGGGCGCCTGGTGGTCGATGGGCGGCTGCAAGTAGAGGGACGGCTGGTAATCTCGAACACGAATACCAGCATCGGAGTAGATGACGCCGGTCGGATTACCGGGGCGAGTAGCGGCAACCTGACCGCGATCTCGAATTCGCTGATCACGCTCACCGCTGCGGGCGTGCTGCAAAATGCGGGCGGCGGAACGATAGACCTCGCCAGTTTGACGGGCAGCGTTACCACCGGACAACTGGCCGCCAATCTCGTCGCGGCGGTGCAGGGCGCGTTCGTCAACCTGGCGGCGATCCGCGCCGATCTAGGGAACATCACCGCGGGCGAGATCGTCGTCGGCAGCACGAATAAGCTCTGGCTCAACCAGGGCGCGGATGGCATGCTGGCTATCGGTGGAACGACCAAGGCCTCGGCGCCCTTCCGCGTCAATACGGCCGGGGTCCTCACTGCAACATCGGGCACCGTCGGCGGCTGGACGCTGGGCTCTACCACGCTCACCGCGGCCGGGCTGACCATCGACAGCGCCGGCACGCTGCGCTACGGCAAGGGATCGCTTGGCAGCGCCTCCGCCGGCTGGTATCTAGGCACGGACGGCTTCGCCGTCGGTGCCGCCTCCGATGCGAGCGTGCTGCGCTATACGGCGAGCTCGGGCGCATTCGACTTCATCGGCACCGTCTCCGGGCGCAGCACCTTGACGCTGGCCAATAGCATCGATGGCTCTGGCAACGTCGTGACCGACATCGTCAACGCGCGCCTCGATACCTCGGCCAAATCGATCCTCGCCGGGTTCGACTTTGCGAGCAGCAACTACGCTGGCGCACTAAAGGCGGGCTCGATCACCTGGAACGCGACCACGGGCGCGATCACCGGCGGCTCGGGTGTGGTAATCCATAAGGGCGGCATCCTCGGAGCGGCTGCGGGCGTGGCCACGTTCACACTCGACGCCGCAACGGGTGCGGCGACGTTCGCGGGGCTATTGAGTGCGCCATCGGGAACACTCGGCGCTATTAGTGCTGGCACCATCACCGGGGCAACGATCACCGGCGGCACGATGCAGACCGCGAGCGGGACGGGTAAGCGCATAGTCATCGACGGATCGACTAACACGCTCAAGATGTACGATGCGGGCAATAACGCGGTGTTGATTGCCGAAGCTGGCGCAGCCGCCGGCGTACCGCCTCATCTACAGATTGGTGACC